GGGTGATATTGGGTCGCAAACGTATCGCTACCAGTGCGGGAGGTTTATTAAGGTTGAACCGCTGGCCGCAGACGTGGCGGAACAGAAAAAAAACGCATTGCTGGCTCAGGCCGCCGCCGCCATTGTCCCGTTTCAGGATGCCGTTGATATTGAAGATGCGACGGATAAGGAACTGGCCAGCCTGCAAGCCTGGAAGAAATTCCGCGTTGCACTCAACCGTCTGGATCTATCCACTGCGCCGGATATCGTCTGGCCGGAGGTGCCGGGCGATGTGGCGTAAAGCAACCTTGAGCATTCCGGACGACATGAGCGCGTTAACCTGTTCTGTGCTGCCGGTTCATCCGTGGGTGTATGGTGTCGGTCAGGCTGCGGGGGATGTGAGCTATTTAAGCCCGGTAAACGCCACGGAATACCTGGCTAAGAAGTTGGAAGGCGTCAGCGAAGAATCCAGCATTGTGGTGCATATGCTTAATGCCCCAACGCATACGGAATTTATGGGAATGCTGGCCAATTATTCCAGCGTGCTGCCGCTGCCGGTGATCGCCCAGGTAAAGCGTCGGGCAGAGGAGGCGGCCGCGCTGGCCATCACGAAAATGCAGATCCCCGCCAAATTATCCGGCGGTCTGCCTGCGGCGCTGCCGCTTTCGACGGCCACCAATCGTCTTGCAGTGAATGCGCAGCGTATTGCGGCCGCCAAGGCAGAGGCCGCAGCGGGTGCCAGTGCTGCCGGTTTACTGTCTGCGCTGAAAGACTTCACGACGGCGCGGGGATCTGCCCTCGCAGCGGCGGCCGATGCGTTATCCGCCTTGAAAGGCAAAACGTCACCGGCGTGGGTGTTTACGGCCAAAGGTAACGGTGCATATCTGGCCGGAGCGCTGCGTAAAAACATCCCGAATCAGGATTCTGTCTTTACACTGGCCACGCTGTTTTGTGGGGCTGATTTATCCACACTGGAGGCGATGACCCATGACGATAACTACGCTCGCACTTAATGGCGAAGCCATCCCGTTGATGAATCTGAAAGTCACGCCAACTATGCAGTTTGCGGAAAAAGACCAGTCCGGGCAGTCATCGAGCACGGCCAATGCCGAGCAGGGGATTAAGGCCAAAGAGTTGCGCGTATCGGGGACAATATCTTTTCGGAATGCGGCCACATTAAAGCGGCTGTTTGAGCTGGCAGAGGCAAAATCTGCCAGCGGTTCGTTGCAGGTTTACCGGGTGGCCAATCTGACTGCCCAGGCGATCAACTTTCGCGAAGGGACGTTTTCGGGGGCGATTGATGCCCCGCAGCAGGATAATAAAATGGCCTGGCTGGTCACCTTCACGCTGCGCGAAAAAGTCAGCGTGGCCGAGAAGAAAGAAGCCCGCGCAGGCAGTAAAACAGCGGCAACAAAACAGGGGGCAGGCGGTGCCAAGGGAAGTGGCAACGCGGCGGCCGAGAGTGACGAAAAACTGACGTGGTTTGAGCGCAAAGTGCTGAAACCGGTCAATGATGCATTGGGGTAAGGGATGAAACCCATTAAGCGGTTGTATTTGTCGAACGCGGCCACGCACCTGGTGGACATAAATCTGGCGTTAGAATTGAGCGCCTGCGGTCGGGGCTTTATCACCGCGCAGACGGATGAAGACTACACCGGCAAGCTGGTTCGCCTTGATGTGGGTTACCACGATCTGGTATTGCGCTGGTTTACCGGTTTTGTTGAGCGTTCGCAGCCTGCGGAAAACGGCTATCAGCGGCTTTTCGTGCGGGAGCTGGTGGGCGTCTTTGAGCGCCTTTGGCCGTGCTCGTTTCAGCATCCGACGCTGCGAGAGATTGCCAGCTGGCTGACAGAGGAAAGCGGGCTTGATTTCATCCTGCCGGACAATGCCGCTTATACCGATACGCCAATCCCACACTTCACGCATTCCGGCACCGGCTATCAGCTATTGGCCAATCTGGGAAAGGCATTCAGCATCAACGATTACGTGTGGTATCAGCTGCCCGACGGCGGCGTTTTTGTTGGCGCGTCCGTAGATGCCCTGTTTGCCGGTAAGCCGGTAGAAATCCCAACCGAATTTAATCAGAGCGTTGCCGGTGGCAATAGTATGACAGTGCCGCTGATCCAGTCTTTGCGCCCCGGTGTAGAGTTGAACGGTCAGCGTTTGACTAAGGTCAGATTGCACAACGACGATATGGAAATCACCTGGACACCACGCAATAAGGCCACCGGTCAGGCATTGCAGAAAACGCCGTTTCAGCGTCAGGTTGAAAGCAGTTATCCAGAGCTGGCCAGCGGCTTGCATTTGCCCCAGTTCGCCAGGGTGGAAGCGCCAAGCGAAGACGTCAGCAACGGGAATATTGCCGATCCGTTCAGGCCACGTTATGCCGTGGACTTGCAGCTGTTAGACGCAGACGGCAAACCGGCAAAAGACACACCGCTTTATCCGGCCGTGCCGCTGCCGCTGCCAATGGCGGGCGGTGAGTCCGGTATGTTCCAATTTCCTCCGCCCGGCACGCTGGTAGAAGTCGGGTTTAATGGCGGCCGCCCGGATAAGCCGTTTGTGCGTCAGACACTTGCCCAGGGTAACAGCCTGCCTGCAGTAAAGTATGGCGAACAGCTGCAACAACAGCGCGATGGTGTATCGCAGCGTGTGACGGTGGCGGGAGACTGGGAACGCCAGACAGACCAGGTGATCCGCGAAACTTCCATGAGCCGCGTTATCACCGCGGATGATGAAACCCGCACGCTGGTAGCCAGGGAAACCACAGTTCAGGCTACGGATAAAACCACGGTGCTGGGCAAAGCCACATTATTGGCCGGTGCAATCCAGCAGATTACCCAGGGAGATTACAGCCTGGCTACGCAGGCCAATTACGTGGCCAGTGTCCAGGGCAACGCGGAAACAACCGTTGTTGGCCAGCTGATTGAAAGGGTGGGACAGCTGCGCAGCAGCGTGGCGGCGACACGTCAGGAAGTGATTGCGCCGGTGGTGTGGATCGGAAGCCAGGCGATCAACGTCTGCCAGCTGATGTTAGACACGCTGGACGTGGTGAAGCAACTGGCAGAACTGACTGCCGCCCACACGCACAGCAACACCGGCGCACCGCAGAATGCAACGGCCATCAAAGCTACCGGAACCAGTGCCGCCACGCTTAAGACGAAATACGATCCTGTCATTGGTTAACACAACCAGCCAAATTAAACCCGCCGCGTGCGGGTTTTTTATTGCCCGTAGATAACCCGCCTCAATCGCACGCAGTGCCGCGCAGTGAATCAATCAACGCCCTGAATCCTTTGAAAACGATCACGCAGCCAGATTAAGCAGGGGGCGGCGTGCGGCCACGGAACAAAGCAAGACGTGACGGAAATTGCACTACACCGCACCCGCCTGCGCTTTTTGCGTCGGTATTTTTTTTCAGTTTTGAAATTCTACAAACCACACCGCCAGCCCGCGCCGTGTCTGGGGTTCTGCCGTCATTGCCAAACTGAAAAGATTGAAAAGAATTTCAGTAAATTTCAGTTTTCTGGATCTCTAAATGATTGTGCTATTGTTTTATCTATTTGAAATGTATGCTTTTATTTTAATTCTCTGCACTATTGGATTGTTCAGCATATGAAATATGCAAGTCGTTCAAATCCAAGGATGCTAGAGGTGGGATGGTCTGCGGGCGAGTTACAAGTATTATAAGAACTGAAATTTTTTGTAGTTATAGAGCGCAAATAGAAGACGTAAAAATGAACTCTAACTATAGAATCGTTGAAAAAATCTGAACTTATGAGTTGGTTTAATATGTAACGAGCTATTGACATAAGTTGATGTGGCTGGCACATTGGACGAAATTTTGTTTCGTTTGGGAAACTTTAAATGGGTACCATTACAATAAATGAAGCAGCAATCATACTTGATATATCTCCCCAAAGAGTAAGGACTTTGTGTCGTTCTGGTGACGTCTTGGTAGCTAGACAGTCTGGTAAGGTTTGGTTGATTGAAGAAAAAAGTGTAATTGCATTGAAAAATAAGAATGAAGCTAAAGACGATATATGTAAGGTGATTGCTAAAAGACCAATCGCGTTGAGTTTTTTCAGTGGTGCGATGGGGTTAGACATTGGCTTAGAAATGGCCGGCTTTAATACCTTACTAGCGTCTGAAATCGATAAAAGTGCTAGGAAAACGATAAAAGCTAATAAACCTGACATAGCTTTAATAGGCAATATTAATGATTATACCTCTCAGCAAATAATGGAGCAAGCCGGGCTTAAATTGGGGGATGAGGTTGATTTAATTATGGGAGGGCCTCCATGTCAGGCTTTTTCTACGGCAGGTAAGCGCAAAGGTCTTCATGATGAAAGAGGCAACGTATTCCTAAAGTATTTAGATATTATCTTCGATATTAGACCAAATTATTTTGTAATAGAGAATGTGAGAGGGTTACTATCCGCTCCTTTAGAACATCGCCCACACAGTGAACGAGGTGATGATTTTCCTCCACTAAAAAGTGAAGAGAAAGCAGGAGGTGTTCTTAGCTATATTTTTAGAATGATCAGAGCAAGTGGGTATAGCTGTTCCTTCGAGTTATATAATGCTGCGAATTTTGGTGTTCCACAATCCAGAGAGAGAGTTGTCATTATGTGTGCTCGCAATGGAAAGAGAATTCCATACTTAGAGCCAACACACTCTCAGACTGGTGATTTTGGTTTGCCTCATTGGAGAACATTTTCTCAAGCCGTAGAGGGATTATCGGACACATCTCAAACACACCTGGAGTTTCCTGAAAAAAGAAAAAAATATTATGAATTACTCGGGCCTGGACAGTATTGGAAGAATCTTCCA